GACCCCCAAAATCTGACACAGTACAGTTCCGCCGAAAACTAGATAACCCTAAGCTGCAAATACTTTTAGCCGCTGGACAAGGGAATATCTCTCAAGGGTTCGAAAACATCTTAGCCCTCTATCAACACGTTCACTATCAAGGATACAGAAGCGATGAACCATTGGAAACAATAGGGTTAGTTACGAACCTTGCGGAAATAAACAAACAGCCCAAATGATGAGGAATCAGTAAGGAACAGTAAGAGGGAATCTATGGGGAACGTATAAGGGAACGGATAGAACTAAACCAATTCAAGTACATTGGAAAAGCACCCGCAAAGACTCTCTCATAGGACAATAGGACATTAGGACAATAGAACATTTGACCTGTATGCATAGACAGTAGGTAGAAACCCTAGGTGTATGGAAAGATAGGGGGGGGAGGGGGTAGTCGGTGGCTTGAGATATTTGTGGTACACCACCCCCACAGGAAAAAGCAAAACCATCCAAGGAGGACAAATGGAAACGCAATTAAAACGAGGAAGAGGAAGACCTAAAGGGTCTGTGAAGATGACGATACAGAGGTTTGCTGATAACCCGCCTGCTGTATTGCCTAAGACAGACCACCAGAGGCTCAAGGAGTTGAAGGAGTTGATGATTAGGAGTGGAGGTAAGGATGTTGCTCAAAAGGTGATAGAGATAGCCCTGAATGACGACCATCCACACCAATTGGTTGCTTTGAAGATGTGTTTAGACAGGACTCTACCTATTTCTATGTTTGAGAAGGATAAGAGCCAGAGAAGTGCTGTGACAATTAACATTACAGGACTTGGTGAGCCTACTGTGATTGATACGAATCCTGATGCAGAAGATGTAGAGGCTAAATATGGCTGACCTAAACTTTAGCTTGCTTCCTTGGCAACAAGAGGTCTTCAAAGACCAAACCAGGTTCAAGGTAGTGGCAGCTGGGCGTAGGTGTGGTAAGAGTCGTATGGCGGCAGTAACGCTCTTGATTGAGGGTTTAAAGTGTCCACAAGGCTCTGCGGTGCTTTATGTATCGCCTACTATGGGACAGTCTAGACAGATTATCTGGGACTTGCTGTTAGACCTTGGAAGAGACATTATCCAAAACAGTCATGTGAATAACTTGGATATCACTCTGATAAACGGAGCAAGAATCTATGTTCGTGGTGCTGACAGACCAGATACCCTTCGTGGTGTGTCTTTGACTTATGCGGTACTGGACGAGGTAGCAGATATTAAGCCTGAAGCATGGGAACAGGTTATCCGAGCTTCTTTATCTGATAAACGAGGAAGAGCCTTATTTATTGGGACTCCTAAAGGGCGTAATTGGTTCTACGATACCTTTAAATTGGGTGAGAGTGAGGATGATCCTGATTGGAAGTCCTGGCATTTTACAACTGCTGACAATCCACTAATCGATCCTTCGGAAATAGAGTCTGCAAAAAAAACGCTCTCTTCTTTTGCATTTAAACAGGAGTTTATGGCATCTTTCACCAATGCGGGTTCGGATATCTTCAAGGAAGAATGGATCAAGTATGGAGTTGAGCCGAACTATGGAAGCTATTACATCGCTGTTGACCTAGCAGGATTTGAAGAGGTTGCCAAACAAGCCGCTAACTCTAAGAAGCGTCTGGACGAATCTGCTATCTCGATAGTTAAGGTAACGGACGATGGGAAGTGGTTTGTCCACAAGATTGAGCATGGAAGGTGGGACATTCGGGAGACTGCTGCCAAGATTTTGATGGCTATTCGGGACTATAGACCTTTAGCTGTGGGGATAGAGAGGGGGGCGCTAAAGAATGCTGTTTTGCCCTATCTGAGTGACCTGATGCGAAAAAACAACACATTTGCGCATATTGTTGATTTGACGCATGGAAACAGAAAAAAGGCAGACAGGATAATCTGGGCTTTACAAGGTCGGTTTGAGCATGGCAGAATTGTGTTAAATTCTGAGGAAGATTGGGATGAGTTTGTAGACCAGTTAATCCTGTTCCCTGCACAAGGAGTTCACGATGACCTGCCTGACTCCCTTAGTTACATTGACCAACTTGCTGTTACATCTTATATGGAAGAAGATGATAGTGAGGAATGGACACCAGTAGATATTATTTCAGGGGTATAAGAATGGAATTCCAAGAACCCAGCGAGTCTGACAAAGAACTTGTCGCCTTTGTTGTTAACCATTGTGATCGCTGGCGTGATTACCGAGATACCAATTACCTAGATGAATGGCTTGAATACGAGCGTATCTTTACTGGTGAATGGGCTGCTGAAGATAAAACTCGTGATTCCGAGCGTAGCCGAATCGTCACTCCTGCTACTCAACAAGCCGTAGAGACTCGTCATGCTGAAATCATGGAGGCTATCTTTGGTCAAGGTGAATTCTTTGACATCCAAGACGATATTCGTGATGTCAACAACAATCCTTTAGATGTTGCGGCTATTAAGGCTCAACTCATGGAAGACTTTAAGGTCGATAAGATTCGTAAGTCTATTGACCAAATTGAGCTTCTTGCTGAACTCTATGGCACTGGTATTGGTGAGATTGTTGTCAAAACAGAGAAGGTCTATGTTCCTTCTACTCAACCTATTCCTGGTCAAGTCGGACAAGCAGCAATTGGTGTCGTAGAAAAAGACCGAATTGCAGTCAAGATTGTTCCTGTTAATCCTCGTAACTTCCTGTTTGACCCTAACGGCACATCTATTGATGACTGTATGGGTGTGGCTATTGAGAAATATGTCTCTATTCACAAGGTTGTTAAGGGTCAAGAAGATGGTATCTATCGCAAAGTAGAAATCGGTACTGACTCTATGGACACAGACTTAGAGCCTACCCAAGAGATTACTCAGTACGAAGACGATAAAGTTAAGTTGTTGACTTACTATGGTCTTGTTCCTCGTGAGTATCTTGACCAACTCGAAGCAGAAGATGGTGAAGTAGAGGATTTGTTCCCTGAAGACTCTGTTCAGGACGAATATTCCGATCTGGTCGAAGCAATTGTCGTAATTGCCAATGATGGTGTTCTTCTCAAAGCAGAAAAAAATCCATACATGATGAAAGACCGCCCAATCCTTGCTTATCAGGACGATACAGTTCCTAATCGCTTGTTGGGTCGTGGTACTGTAGAGAAGGCTTACAACTCACAGAAGGCTATTGATGCCCAAGTTCGTAGCCACTTAGATTCTTTGGCGCTGACTACTAGCCCAATGATGGCTATGGATGCAACACGTTTGCCTCGTGGTGCTAAGTTTGAAGTTAAGCCAGGCAAAGCTATCCTGACAAACGGAAATCCTAATGAGATTCTGTTCCCATTCAAGTTTGGCAATACTGATGGTTCTAACCTGACTACTGCTAAAGAGTTTGAGCGTATGCTTTTGCAGGCTACTGGTACTCTGGACTCTCAAGGAATGGTCTCTGCAGTCGCTCGTGATGCAGGTCAAGGTGGTATTTCGATGGCTGTTGCCTCGATTATCAAGAAATACAAGCGTACATTGGTGAACTTCCAAGAGGATTTTATGATCCCCTTCATCACCAAAGCCGCTTACCGCTATATGCAGTTCGACCCAGAGCGTTATCCTACTGTGGACATGAAGTTTATTCCGACTGCCGCATTGGGAATCATTGCTCGTGAGCATGAACAACAACAGTTCATCTCTTTGCTCCAGACTCTTGGCCCGAATACACCTGTTTTGCCTATCATTCTCAAGGGAATCATGGCAAATTCATCGTTGTCTAACCGGTACGAGTTGATTCAGATGCTTGATAAGATGGCTACGGCTGATCCGCAAGCACAACAGGCTCAACAGATGCAACAACAATTGGCTATGCAACTTGCTCAAGCTCAGATTGCTGTCCAAACGACTCAAGCCGAGCAGAATAAGGCAGAGGCTCAGAAGTTGCTGACAGAGGCTCAATTGATGCCTATCGAGTTGCAGGCTAAGAGCATGGCGGCTAATACCAAGAATCTACCCAAACAAGATGACTTGGCTGCCAAAGAGTTCGATAAGCGAGTCAAGATTGCTGAATTGATGCTCAAGGAAGCAGATATCAAGACTAAGGCCAAGATTGTTGACCAACAGATGACTAAACAATGAGTCCAGAACTACAGAAGTATTACGAAGAGCGTTTCACCATGATGTCCACTCAAGGTTGGGTGGATTTAATGGAAGATATTGACAAGATGATTGAGCCTTTGAATAATATTTCAACGATTGCAGACGAAAAAAGTCTACAATTTAGAAAAGGTGAGTTATCAATACTTATTTGGCTGAAAAACTTGAAGCAAGTCAGCGAGAGAGCATTTGAGGACTTAAATGAAAAGAATGTATGAATTCGCCTGTGTAAATGGGCATAAAACAGAGAGATTTGTTGATTATGAGGCAACAATTCTCAAATGTGAGTGCGGTGAGGAAACTCATCGTATTCTTTCTGCGCCAGCCTTTAGGCTAGAAGGATGGTCTGGCTCTTTTCCAACTGCTTATAGCAAGTTTGGTAAGAGTCATACTGACAAGCTCAAGGCTGAACGCAAAGCCAACTCATAAGCAATTGTGCCGAGTTGAATCTCCTACAACCGAAAACGGCAGGAAAAGGAAAATAGTATGTTGATTGATGATGACAAAGAAGTGTTTGGTGAATTAGAAGTCGAAGAGCAGAAGATTGAGCAAAAGGCTGAACTTCCTGAGAAATACAGGGATAAAAGTTTAGACGAGATTGTGAAGATGCACCAAGAGGCCGAGAAGCTTATTGGTAAGCAAGCACAAGAAGTAGGCGAAGTCCGTAAGCTCGCAGATGAACTTATCAAACAGAACCTTGGGTCTAGACAACAACACACAAAACAGGAAGAGCCTGAAGTAGATTTCTTTGAGAATCCACAGAAGGCAGTTCAACGGACAGTTGATAGTCACCCTGACATCATTGCTGCGCGTCAAGCAACGCTAGAGATGAAAAGGGCGCAAATTCAGCAGAAGTTGGCTCAAGAACATCCAGACTTTGGCGACATCGCTAAAGATCAGGACTTTGCAAACTGGGTTAAATCTAGCCCTGTTCGCTTAAAGTTGTTTGAGCAAGCTGATGCGGGATATGATTACGACTCAGCCAATGAATTGCTGACTACTTACAAGCAACTTCGTAGCGTTAAGACAAAGCAAGCAAGTGATGCTGGTGAAGCCACTCGCAAGCAGAATCTCAAGGCTGTTGGAGTTGACGTTGGTGGTTCTGGAGAATCTTCTAAGAAGGTTTATCGCAGGGCTGACCTTATTCGGCTGAAAATGCAAGACCCTGGTCGATATGAAGCGCTAAGTGACGAGATCATGCAAGCGTATTCTGAAGGCCGAGTTAAGTAACTTTTTTAATTTTTGGAGATTTAATTATGGCAAATACCGCCTTTTCCCCCACAAATAGTGTAACCACTACATCCGCAGCTAACTTCATTCCAGAGATTTGGAGTGATGAAATTGTTGCTGCCTATAAGAAGAACCTCGTTTTGGCCAACTTGGTCAAGAAGATGTCTTTCAAAGGCAAAAAGGGTGACACAGTCAACATCCCTAGCCCTGCTCGTGGTTCTGCTTCTGCTAAAGCCGCTACCGATGCAGTTACTCTGATTGCTGAGAGCGACACTAACATTCAAGTGTTGATCAACAAGCACTATGAGTACTCACGTTTGATCGAAGACATCGTTGAAGTGCAAGCTTTGACATCTTTGCGTTCTTTCTACACAGAAGACGCAGGTTATGCCTTGGCAAAGCGCATCGACACTGACTTGGTTCAGTTGGGTCGTGCTTTCAATGGCGCTACAGTTGGTACTGATGACTATGCTACTAGCAACACTACTACCAAAGCCTATATCGGCTCTGATGGTACTACTGCTTACAACAGCACATCCTCTAACGCTGCCGCTTTGACAGATGCTGCTATCCGTCGCACTATTCAGCGTTTGGATGACAACGACATTCCTATGGATGGCCGTTTCTTCCTGATTCCTCCATCAAGCCGTAACACTTTGATGGGTCTGGCTCGTTACACCGAGCAAGCCTTCATCGGTAATGGCGATGCGATCCGCAATGGTGAAATCGGTCAACTGTACGGCATGGCTGTGTTTGCATCTTCCAATGCTGATACTGGCGCTGGTTCTTCTGGCACAGACCGCATCTGCTTGATGGGCCACAAAGACTCTATGGTCTTGGTTGAGCAATTGGGCATCCGTTCACAGACTCAGTACAAGCAAGAGTACCTCGGTACATTGTTTACTGCTGACACTATCTATGGTGTGAAAGCTCTGCGTACATCTGCTACTAGCTCTGCCGCTAACGCATCTGGTGCATTTGCATTGGCAGTTCCTGCTTAATGTTGCCACTTTCCCCTCGCCTTAATCGGTGGGGGGATTTTTTCTTAATTTAGGAGGAATTTATTATGGCAACCGCATCATCGGTAACATCACGTCGTGGTAACGACCAGTTCCGTGGTTTGTTCAGCGACACTTGGGCTGTTCGTGCTACTTTGGACGCAGGTTCATTGGTAGATGGCGCAGGCGAGACTGACGATATCACTATCCCTGGCGTAGCCTTGGGTGACATGGTCATTGGCGCATCTTTGGGTGTGGATTTGGTTGGTTTGACAGTAACAGGTTATGTTTCTGCTGCAAACACAGTCAAATTCCGTATCCAGAATGAGTCTGGCTCTACTGTTGACTTGGCTTCTACTACCCTTCGTTTGGTCGTAGTTCGCATGGTCTAATCTAAAGGGGGCTAATAACCCCCTTTTCTTCGGAGATTCTTATGGCAACCTTTCGATGCTTACAAAGCGGTCAAACAGTAACTTTCTTGCTTCAACATGATATTGATAGCATGAAGGGTCATGCAGGTTATGTCAGAATTGATGAAGAAGTTAAAGAGTCTTTTGAAAAGCCTTTAATATTGTCTCAACCACAGCCTGTTAAGAAGATGGGCAGACCAAGGAAGACTGCAAATGTCTGAGATTGATCCAAGAGAGTTCGGTAAATTAGAAGCCCAAGTAGAGGCTCTCCAGTCCGAAGTTCATGCAATGCGTGAAGATATTAAAGCCCTTTTAGAGATGGCAAATAAATCCAAAGGTGGAATGTTTGTTGGAATGGCTATCGCTTCTGTAGTTGGCGGTATAGTTTCTTTTGTTGCAACCAAGATGATTCGTTAAGGAGAAATCATGTACGGAAAAACCAAGATGACTAGCGCCAAGATGCCAAAGAAGGACAAAAAGCCTATGCCTTTAGCTATTATGATTGCTGTTGGAAAACCCATGCCTAAGCGTGGTGAGCGTACTGCCAAGAACATGATGAAAAAGTCAGGTCGTGGCAAATGAAAAAGACTAAAGCAGAAGCCAAAATCTCAAAGGTTTACAAAGAATTTAAGGCTGGTACTTTGCACTCTGGCAAAGGTGGCCCTGTAGTTAAATCTAAGAAACAAGCGATTGCCATTGCCCTAAGTTCTGCTGGCATGAGCAAATCTATGAAGAAGAAATGAAAACTCCTGCTTGGCAAAGAAAAGAAGGAAAATCTGCTTCTGGGGGCTTGAATGCCAAAGGAAGAGCATCGTATAATGCAGAAACAGGTGGAAATTTAAAACCTCCACTAAAAGCGGGCGACAACCCTAGAAGGGCCTCCTTTTTATCTAGAATGGGCAATATGCCTGGCGCTGAGATGAAAGATGGAAAGCCTACCCGACTTTTACTTTCTCTTAGAGCTTGGGGCGCATCGTCCAAGGAAGACGCTAGGGCTAAAGCCAAGGCGATCTCTAAGAGGAATAAGAAGTGAGACCAGTATCAGTCGGAATTAGCCCAACAGCGGCAACATTGACTACTGTTTATACAGTACCGACTGGCTATTACGCTCTATTTAACCTTCTGTATGCCCACAATGCTTCAGGCTCTACCAAGCACTTTACTGCTCAATGGTATGACTCAAGTTCGTCAACTTCTTATGACATTCTTAAAGAATACAGTTTGAATGCTAAAGACTATTTGAAGTTTGATGGCGAGGCTTACATTGTGCTTGAAGAGGGTGATCAAGTTCGTGTTACAACAGAAACAGGAAGCACTTATACTTTCATTTGTACATTTGAAGTACAAGGAGCGCAAAGAACATGACCTACTTAGAACTTGTTAACGATGTGCTTGTTCGCTTGCGTGAAAGCACAGTTTCTACTGTTGGAGAAACAACCTATTCTGCTTTGATTGGCAAGTTTGTCAATGATGCCAAGCGTCAGATCGAAGACACATACACTTGGAATTGCCTGTCTCAAACAGTAACAATTTCTACAACTGCTGGCACACACTCATATTCTTTGACTGGTGTTGGTCAAAAGTTCCGTGTGATGGACGCTCTAAACACAACTAGCAATGTTGTGATGGGTGATGTTCCTTTCACAAGCATGAATCGCAAGTTGAACTTTGTGACTCCAGTTCAAGGAATCCCATCTGAATATTGCTTCAATGGCGTAGATTCAAGCAACGACACAAAGATTGATGTTTATCCAATTCCTGATGGCGTATACACACTTTTGTTTGATGTAGTTGTTCCTCAAGCAGCATTGTCATCTGACTCAACAACTGTCAAAGTATTAGATTACTTGGTGACTCAGAGTGCTTATGCTCGTGCTTTGATTGAGCGTGGCGAAGATGGTGGCACAAACTCTAATGAAGCTTATGCAATGTTTAGAGGAATGCTTGCAGATGCAATTGCTATGGAAAGCACACGCTATCCTGAAGACAACTTTGAGGCAGTCTAATGGCATCGCAACTCCAAAGTTATAGTCTTTCTGCACCAGGCTTCTTTGGCCTGAATACTGAAGATTCGCCTTTAGATTTAGGGTCTGGTTTTGCTTTAGTTGCAACAAACTGTATTCTTGACCAATATGGTCGTATTGGCGCTAGAAAAGGTTGGACAAAAGTTAATTCATCTTCTGGCAACCTTGGTGACAATGATGTTGGTGTTATCCATGAGTTAGTTCAAACTGACGGCACTCTTACAGTCCTTTTTGCGGGCAACAACAAGATATTTAAACTTGGTAGTGCAAATGCTGTGACTGAGTTGACCTATGGTGGGGGTGGTACTGCTCCTACTATTAGTGCAAATAACTGGCAATGTGCTACTCTAAATGGCATTGCATACTTCTTTCAAACAGGGCATGACCCTTTGATTTACGACCCTGCTGTAAGTACAACTACTTATCGTAGAGTTTCTGAGAAATCAGGTTATGTAGCTACTGTTGAACAAGCAAATATCTGCATTTCAGCCTTTGGTCGCTTGTGGGTAGCTAGCACTTCATCTAATAAGACAACTGTTTACTTCTCTGATCTGATTGCAGGTCATGTATGGAGTGGTGGCACTTCTGGTTCACTAGATGTTTCTCGTGTATGGCCTAATGGTGCTGATGAAGTGATGGGCTTGGCTGCTCACAATGACTTCTTGTTTATCTTTGGTAAGAAGCAAATTCTGGTTTATTCAGGAGCTTCTACTCCTGCATCACTTGTTTTGAGCGACACAGTAGGCTCTATTGGGTGTATCGCAAGGGATACGATTCAGAGCATTGGAACTGATGTTGTTTTCTTGTCAGACTCAGGTGTTCGTTCATTGATGAGGACTATCCAAGAGAAGTCTGCACCATTGCGTGACTTGTCTAAGAATGTTCGCTTCGACTTAGCATCATCATTGGCTGGTGAAACATTGGCTAATCTGAAGTCTGTTTACTCAGAAAAAGATGCGTTTTATCTGCTTGTTTTGCCAGAAACACTACAAGTTTACTGTTTTGATACCAAGCAGTCTTTGCAAGATGGCGCTTCTCGTGTGACGAAGTGGGACTCAATTGCTCCGACTTGTTTAAAGTCACTTCGCAATGGCGACTTGTACATTGGTAAAAAAGGCTACATCGGTAAATATACTGGATATCTCGATGATTCGTCTTCTTATCGATTCCTGTACTACACAAACAATGCCGACTTAGGAAACCCTAACCAGATTTCTATCTTGAAGTCTATTACGGCTGTTGTGATTGGTGGATCAAATCAGTTTCTAACGATTAAGTGGGCTTTTGATTACTCAGGAGCTTATCAATCAGAGAACGTCTTTATTCCACCTCAAGGATATTACGAGTATGGAATTGGTGAGTATGCAATTGCAGACTTCTCAAGTGGCATTCCAATTAAAGCATTAACAAGCAATGCCTCAAGCGCAGGTAAAATTGTGCAAACTGGTTACGAGGCCACTATCAATGGCACTCAGTTATCAATTCAGAAAATTGAACTTCAAGCCAAAGAAGGCAAGATAGGATAAACCATGTCAAATTATTCAAAATCAACCAACTTTGCGTCTAAAGACAATCTGTCGCCTGGCAATCCTTTAAAGATTGTTAAGGGTACTGAAATTGATACAGAATTCAACAACATTGCTACAGCAATAG